CTGAACGCTGGGGTCAAGGCCTACAAGCTCCTTGCCCGCTCGCTGCCGGGCTCGGTCGAGGAACAAGGTGACGCCATCGAAGTCGCCTGTCTCGATTGACCACGGCAGGCCAAGGCTGCCCGGGACGCCGCCAAGGTCCAAGACCTGGATCCATCAGCACCAGATGACCGGCCGCACTGACCTGCCCTGTCCTGAGTGGGGGCCATCGCTGAGCCCATCCGAGCCGAGCCCATCCGAGCCAAGTTCACCCGGCTGATTGCCGCCTGCACTACGAGCGCGCTACACTCCGCGCCATGAAGCTTCACCAGATCGACATCAGCGACGCGAACCGCCTGGACCGCGCCTTCGACGACCCCGCGCTGGAGGCGCTGCTCGGCAAGGGCTGGCAGATCGTGCTGAACCAGACGGTGGCCGTCCCCAGCGCCGGCGGCCCCGAGCGCGTCGTGATGCTGCTGCTGCTGCACCTGCCACAGGAGGCCGCTGCCCTGGCCGAACGTGGATGGGACTGGCGGGTCGTCGCCCACGAGGCGCTGTCCACGGCGCTCGGGCACGTTCCCGTGGTGCTGCTCGTGGCCATCGCGGCCTGGATGGGGTGGCTCTCGTGATCGTCGGAGACCTCTACGTCGGCAAGGAGACGGAGATCGGCATCGTGCGCGAGTTCCAGCCGAGGCCGCTCCAGATCCCCAACGCGGACCGCATCCTGTCCCAGGCCGTCATCGGCGGCGGCGAGATCGACGAGCGCGCCTACTTCGACGTGCGGACCCTGAGCGAGCTGCTGGAGGTCGCGAAGTTGTCGCCCATCCAGCGGGCGCTTCTGCACCCTGCTGGCGTGCGGAAGACGCTGCATCGCGCTCGGAGCGGCTGGATCTACGCGGTCTGGGCGCTCATCAGCCCGTCGCCGGTGCCCGAGCAGACGGCCATCGTGCCGGGCGTGCCGATGATCCCTCGTGACGAGCGCTGGATCAGCGACCGTCGGCACCCGGGCCAGGACGGGCTGGACGAGCAGATCGGGGAGTCGGTGTTCTTGTGGGGCCCCGGGTCGAGCCAGGACGCCCGCTTCGTCTTCCACGTCGACGCCATCGAGGCCCGGCTGCGGGTGGCCATGGCCGCTCCCTCACGGCGGTGCATGCTGGCCAACTGCGGGATCAAGATGGCGCTCTACCAGAAGGGGCCGCGGAGCTACGTGAACCTGTGGCTGACGCACTCGCCGCCGAGGCCGGTGTAGGGGAGTAGCCAAGTCGGTAAGGCGCCTGGTTCTGGTCCAGGTCACCGCAGGTTCGAGTCCTGCCTCCCCCACTCGCCCGTCCTGTTCGCCGTGACGGAACCCGTGCGCGGTGCTACCGTGCCGGGGTGAGCAACGTCCGTCTCCTCTCCGGTCCTGTCCGCCTGACCAGTTCGGCCTCCACCGGGCTCGGCAACGCTGCGCAGGCCAACGTTCGGCGCATGAGGGGCCCGACAGCTCCAGCGACCCGCGCGCTGCGCGGCCTGAGCATTGCGACGGACATCACGCAGACGCCCTTCGCGACGGTCTGGTATCAGCCCGACCGGCGCCTGACGACGGACCAGCTGTGGCGGGTCTACACCTACGTGCCGGACGTGCGCGCCCCCATCGACAGCATCGTCCGACGGGTGGCGACCCGCGACTGGAGCGTCGAGCCCTTCCTCGACCCGGACGCCACCGACGCCCTGCGGAAGGAGGCCGCCGCTGTTGCGATGCGGCTGACGGACTTCCTGACGCGCCCAGCGAAGGGCTTCTCGTGGCAGTCCTGGGCGACCTCGGTCTGCACGGACCTGCTCATCTACGACATGGGCGTGGCCGAGATCGAGCTGCCGAAGGCCCCGAAGTTGGCCACCCGTCCGATCGCTCAGCTCTTCCCCCGTCCTGGGGACACGTTCTACCCGGTGACCGACGAGCACGGCGTGCTGGTCAGGTGGGTCCAGTCGACGCTCGGAGCCAACGGCTCGACCGAGATGAAGGACGTGCCCTTCGAGCCGGAGGACCTGTTCGTGCTTCGGCTGTTCCGCAACACGCGGAGCGAGCGGGGCATGCCGCTGATCGAGACCATCGTCAACGAGGCCTCGGCCATGGCGATGAGCTCGGACCGCATCGTCCGCAGCTACGACGCCGACGAGATCCCGCCTGGGCTGCTCCTGGTGGCTGGCCTGGGCGCCGACGCGGCCGCCACCCTGAAGGAGGACTTCCGGGCGAACCGCGGCCACGACGAGCGCATCCGGATGATCGTCTCGCCCCAGGCGAAGGACCTCTCCACCTCGTGGATCGAGCTCAGCCGGACGCTGAAGGACCTGGACATGGTCCCGCTGACCCGTCAGGTACAGCGCACGATCTGGCGGGTGTTCGGGGTGCAGCCCATCGAGATGGGCGACGACACGAGCAGCAATCGGGCGACGGCCACGGTGCAGTTCGAGGTCGGTGACAGCCACCTGCTCACGCCGATCTACGAGCACCTCGAGGGCGAGATCAACGAGAGCGTCCGGCCAGCGTTCGACCCGAAGGGCCTGGTCCGCTTCCGCTTCGTGCGGTCCGCCAAGCCGACCGCGGCCGACTCCAAGACGCAGGAGGAGGCCTGGGAGATCGCGGTCCGCAACGGGACGATGACGATCAACGAGGTGCGGCTGGCGCGCGGGCAGGACGAGATCGAGGGCGGCGACGTCCCCGGCATCTTCACGCCTGGCGGCTTCATTCCGATCTCCTCGCTTGGCACGCCCCAGGACCCAAAGGACGACGGCGACCCGGGCGATGATGAGCCCCCCGAGGAGCCGCCCCCGAGCGATGGCGGCAGCGGCGATGAGCCGCCCGACGAGGACGTGGCCGAAGACGACCAGGAGGCGGACCGGGGCTCACCGGGTCCGGCCCCCTTTCCGGCCAGCCACCAGCACCTGAGCGTCCACCACGAGTGTCTGGATTGCCGCGCCGCTGACGACCTGCCGAGCGACTGGCAGCCCGAGGGCCGGCTAAGGCGGGCTCGCTCGCTGGACCTGCCGAAGCTCGCGGACACCGTGGGCGGCTACTACCGGACGGTCGAGCCCCTGTATGACCACGCCCAGGCGTCCCTGGTGGGCGCCATCGCTGGCAACTACACCGAGGGCGGCTTCAGCCCGGACCAGTCAGCGACGGCGCACGCAGCCGTCGACGCGGCGCTGAACCGGCTGGCCCGGGACTGGTCGGCCGACACGGAGAAGCACTACCTGGCCGTGGGGCGCAACGCTCGGGACAGCGTGAAGAAGCACCTGGGCACTGACGCGCTGAAGGACACCTGGGAGCAGCAGGCGCTGACCTACCAGGGCATGGCGATGGGCTGGCTGACGGACCCGACCGGGCTGATCGGCACGCTGAGCCAGCGCCTGCACGCCATCGTGACCTCGCTGGCCCAGGACGAGGACATGGCCGGGCGCTCCGTCGAGATCGAGCAGCGCCAGAAGGGCGAAGACGTGGCCATGGCTGGCCTGGACCTGGCCGCCACGGCGAGCGTGGTGAGCGAGGCGGTGCAGGCGGTCTTCGACGGCCAGCAGCACCGGATCAACAACTGGTCGGGCAAGCTCGTGGGCCTGGGCTCGACGATGTTCCGAGACGGCGGCCACGCTGCGGGCGGGCCTCCCGGGACCGACACGGAGATGATGGTCGAGTGGATCGCGGTGGGCGATGAGGAGTCCTGCCCGGAGTGCCTGTACGAGGGCGGCCGCGGCTGGATCCCGCTGAGCGAGCTCGGGCGCACTCCTGGCGAGGGCACCAGCTGCCGCGCGAACGACCGATGCGTGCTTCAGATGGCCCCGCGCTCCGACGTGGAGAGCGGCGCTGCGGAGAGCCTGAGCAACTACTCGCTGGAGCCCGACCCCCTCGCGGTGCTCTCGGACCCTTGACGATCCGGTAGCGCCGACGTAGTGTCATCGGGTAGCGGCGCAGCGGTTGTGTCGCGGACCCTGGGAGCCGGCATGAGCAAGCGCAACCCCCCCCACCGGGACGAGGTCGGCGTCAAGCGGACCGAGCCGACGGACGACCCGGACGTCTGCATCATCGACGGCCAGCGGTGGCGGGCTGCCCCTGCTGACAACGGCTTCGCCGCCGCGCCCGAGCGCTACACGCGCCAGGCCCGCGAGACGGTGGACCGGATGCGGGACGGTTTCAGGGCCCGTGCTCGGGAGCGCTACGTCGGTCAGGGCGAGGCCCCCCCGGACGTAGAGCCGACCGCCATCGACGAGGCCGACTTCTGGTTCGGCGTCTTCTGCGACGAGCAGGCCCGGAAGTACGAGGACCGCGCTGGCGCCAAGGGCGACCCTGCCGGGGACATCGAGAAGGCCCGCTGGTGGCGCGAGATGTCCGCCCACGTCCGTGACGAAGGCCCCGACCCCAGGCACCAGCGCGAGGGCTTCGTGCCCTACGAGGAGGCGCGATGAGCATCGAGACCAAGGCCGAGCGGATGGCTCTGAGCCGCCGACTGAGGGCCGTTCTGGAATCGAGCACTGTGGAGTGTGCCGCCGAGCGTGGCGAACTGTCCAGGGCCGGAATCGAGGACTACGCTGCCCTGAAGCAACTCATCGCCGCCATGCAGGCCGCGCTCGACGCCGAGGATGAGCCCGAGAAGTGAGCCGGCAGCCCCGCGACCGCTCGGGCCGCTGGAGCCCCAAGAGGCCCGGCCCGCTGCTGCCGCTGGAGCCGGCCCGAGAGCCCCCGCCGTGGCCCGGTCGAGACGACTCGGAACCCTCCGGCCAAGCCCCGGCGGATGCCGAGGAGTGATGGAATGCGGAGAGCACGGCGCTCCCGCATTCTCTGCGATGGGTTGACGCCTCGCATTCCTGCGGGGTAGCTTTCGCGGAGAGGCCTGACAGGGCCCGCGCACCATCACGGCACGGATGCCCGATGCAGCGGACCCCCGCCTCTCCCGAGATCATCGCCGAGATCGACTGGACTGCCCCCACGGCGGTCTTCGATGGCTGTCCTCGCTGGACCGTCCGCTGCCGGGTGCCCTTCACCTTCGAGTGCTCCGACAGCCTCGCCCTGGTGACGCCGCCCCGCATCCGTGCCGAGGGCGACGAGGAGGAGATGGCCGCGCCTGACCCGCTCGAGCCCGACGCGGACGGCAACTACACGATCAAGGGGATCAGCTCCTCGACCTCGGTGGACTGGTACGGCACCGAGATGACGCGCAACGCGCTCGCCAGCATGGCCGCGCAGATGATGGCCGAGGGCGGCGTGCCGGTGGTCCCGACCCACTGGAACAGCGAGTGGGACGACGTGATGGGCAAGACCCTGAACGCCGTGGTCCGCGAGGGCAGCGTCGAGAACCCCGCCGACATGACCGAGACGGCCTACGTGCTCGAGGTCGAGAGCCTGCTCTACGGCAGCGCGGAGAAGACCCCGTCGCTGGTGAAGGCGCTGGTCCGCGGCCAGAAGATCGGCCGCAGCATCGGCGGCTGGTTCACCGAGATGACGTTCATCTCGAACGAGGACGGCGACGTCGAGCGCATCCTCATCGAGGACGTGAGCCTGGACCACGACGCCTTCACGCGGTCGCCGGCCAACCCGGACTCATGGATCCAGGCCCTGCGCAGCGTCATGGACAAGCGCCCTGCTGAGCAGCGCTCGATCGCCTCCATCGAGGAGACCGACGGCGTGTCGCACATCACCTACCGGGCCGTGGGCGCCTCCCAGGTCGAGGCCGCCGAGGTCCGCGCTGAGGACGAGGGCGACCTGCCCCCCGATGTTGGCATCGGCGACGGTGAGGTCGAGGACCCCATTGTCGAGGACCCGCCTCAGAACGAGGCCGACGTGGTCGAGCTTGAGGCGGACGCCGCCGAGGGCGCCGACGACGCAGAAGACGATTCCGAGGATGAGCCGCCCGCTGGCGAGCTCTCCGCAGAAGTTCCCCCGGAGGAGCGCGCCGGAGCGGCAGCCGATCCACCCACCGTGTCTGAGGCCTCGGCTGACGACGCATCCACGCTGGCGGAAGACCCCGCCGAGGAGCGAACCATGGACAACGACCAGGTCCTCGCGCTGCTGCAGGAGATCCGTTCCAGCCAGCAGAGCGCCGATGATCGCCTCGCCGCGCTGGAGGCCCGCACCACGCAGGCCTCCAAGACGGACGAGCCCACCGTCGAGGAGCGGCTCGCCGCCTACAAGGCGCAGCTGGCGGAGCGCGACCGCGCCATCGCCAAGCTGGCCACCCAGCCCGTCTCGCGCGGTCGCGGCGGCCCGAGCGTCCTGGCCTCGACCCCCAAGGACAAGCGCGTCGAGCGCTCCGTCCAGGCGGCCGAGAACATGGGCCTGCGCAACGTCGCCTCGCTCATCAAGGGCGACGAGAGCTTCGCCAAGCGCTTCGTGGACGAGGGCCCCAACCCCTACGCCTACCGGAGCCGCGGGCTGAGCGAGCCCGGCCTCTTCGAGCGCCAGGCTGCGGAGGCCGACGAGGACCTCTACGCCTTCTTCCGGATGGCCGAGGCCGACTGCCTCATCGGCCAAGGTTCCAACACCATCTTCAGCAACTAGGCGGGAGCCAACATGAACGATCCCAGCAGCTGGCTCCCCGGGAGCATGGAGTCCAACCGCCTCCAGCGGACCATCTCGGACTCGAACAGCGTCTACTTCCAGCAGTTCATCAACAGGCAGGTCCAGCGTCTCACCAACGCCAGCCCCGGCGTGTGGACGACCCTGGACCACAAGCCCGGCAGCGGTGACGCCGCCTACATCAACCGCCGCTCGGCCGGGGCGACCGGTGGTTCCTGGATCGCGGACACCGGCAGCGCGGACGAGGAGACCGGCACCCCGGCGCAGGCGACCTTCGCCTACAAGGTCGGCATCACCAAGGGCACGGTCACGGGACTCGCCCAGGCGCAGGGTCGCACCTACTCCGACCTGCTGATGACCGAGCTGCGCGGGAAGTCGCAGGACCACGTCGAGAAGTTACTCGAACTCGCCGGCGTGCAGGGCGACACGGCCGCCAGCGCCAACCAGCCGAGCGGACTGCTGACGCTGATCAACGCGCAGAGCGGCCAGGTCGTCGCCCAGGGGGCCGCCACCCAGGGCAACGCGCTGACCGAGTCCGGTCTGCGCCAGGCCATCGACAGCTGCCGCGGCACCCGCAAGGCGATCTTCTGCTCCCGCAAGGGCTCGCGGCTGATCGACGCCCTGCTGGCTGGTCGCCAGTCGTACAACGACATGATCGAGATCCGAGGTGGGTTCCGCGTGCGGTCCTACGACGACATCCCGATCGTCAAGACGACCCAGATGCCGGACGACCTGGTCTGGAGCGGCACGAGCGTCACCGCCTTCTCGGGCGGGTCCACCACCGCCATCGCGGTCGTCGACCTCGACAGCACCTGGTGGGAGGAGCTCCAGCCGGTCACGGCCGAGATGCTGGCCAAGACCAACAGCCAGCAGCAGTCCTTCGAGATCTACGAGTACCTGACCCTGGTGTACGCGAACACCCTGGGCGGCTCGCTGCTCGCGGGCATCACGACCACCGAGTCGTAGTCGCAGCGCCTCACGGCGTTGAGCGGGGCCGGCCTCCTTCGGGACGCCGGCCCTTGCTGCGTCTGGGGGGTCGCCGTGCTACGGTGCCGCTACAACGGAGGCACTCAGCCCATGTCCTACGCCCAGACCGCGCCCCCCGAGAGCGGCTCTTACGCCTACGTGCTGACCGACATCCGCGCCGGCTTCACCTCCTCGGTGGCCCGGAAGATCCCGGTCTTCGACGGCACGCTGGTGAGCCGCCGCATCGACTGGGGGGACGGCAAGCTGACCCACACGATGTTCGTCGAGACGCGCGGCCAGTGGCTTCGTCTGCGCCAGGAGGGCTGGCGCTGCAAGACCTGCGACTGGGCGATGAAGACGGGCATCCCGGTCCCTGCCGCGGCCGAGGCTGTTCTCCGGACCACGGAGTTCTGGCGCGAGGGGACGCCCAGCGCGGCGGACCTAGTCGCCACGGACTCGCAGGCGGTGCTCGCCGCTCTACGGCAGGCGGGTGGCGCGCTGCTCCGGAAGGAGATCATGGTGGCCTCGGGGCTGGAGAAGGACGCCATGGAGGCCGCTCTGGGTGACCTCATGGACTCGGGTCAGGTGGTCCGCGAGGGCCAGGGCTTCGGCACCCGCTTCGCTGTGGCTGCGTAGCTCATGGCCCTGTCTCGCCGCGCCGGCGTCAAGGCCATCCTCCGCATCCCGTCTGCGGTGACCCAGGACGACGCGCTGATCGATGCGCTGCTGGACGCGGGCGACCAGGCTGGGCTCGGCTACCTGGGGCTGGCTGGCGTGACCCAGCAGGCCGTGGACGAGGTCTACGACTGCGACACGCGCCAGGAC